AATTAAAACATTCTATTAGACCTGTAAAAAGTCCAAGTGAATTACAACAAGAAATAAATACTATTCAAAATATTAGAGATTCAGAGGCTGATGCAGTTTATGTAGTTCCAGAATCAACGCCTACTAAGTTTGGCAAATACCAATTAGCTGGTGGTGACAACTATCGTGAAATATTGTTAACATTGCCATCTTCTAAAACAGCAATGGAAGAATTTTTAAATGTAGCTGGCAAAAAATATGGTGGTAATACACCAAGAACTCAATGGTCGCCAGAAGATAATGCAATGTATGAGCAATTATTTATAGATGAACGAACACGAATTCCATCCGAATATCGTTCATCTCATTTTAGTGAGCCAAACATCCTAGCCCATATGAGGGTTAATGACCGAGTTGATGCTGATGGCAAGAAAATGCTACTGGTTGAGGAAATCCAATCTGATTGGCATCAAGCTGGCAGGGAAAAAGGGTATAAAGGCAAAGGAACGCTAAAAGAATTGCCAGATGATTATTTTGTACAAGAGATAAAAACAATTGATGGCGACACTATGTATGTCGTCAGAAATGTAGATAATCCAAGCGTTGTTCTTAATAAAGATTACAACAGACAAAGTGCTATCAATGGCGTTGTAAATGAATTAAATGCTTCCTCTACTGGTGGTGTACCAGACGCACCATTTAAAGACACTTGGTATCAACTAGCACTCAAGCGACTAACCAAGTACGCTGCCGACAATGGCTATGAGCGTATAGGTTTGACTACTGGCAAGCGTCAGATTGAAAGATTTGCAGATGAATTACGCCAGAATGTTGACGAAATTGCTTTTTCTTCTGGGTATCCAAGCAAAGATATTACAACAATTTCTGCATCTCAGAATGGACAGTTAGCATTTACAGGAACTGTAAAAGACGGAAAGTTTCTTGATGGTCAAGCACGAGGTAAAACAGTAGAAGAAGTTTTAGGCAAGTCAATGGCAAAACAGATTGCAGAAAAAGAATCTGGAGTGCTTAAAGGTGATGACCTAACCATTGGTGGCGAAGGCATGAAGAAATACTATGACGAGATTTATCCTAAGTTCTTGGATAAGTATGGCAAAAAGTATGGTGCAAGCGTAGGCGAGACACAGATAACTACAGATTACGTTAGGGATGCAAGTGGGATTCCTGCACAGCGTCCATCAAAAGAAACAATCCGATACTTAGACATTACTCCTCAAATGAAAGAGGGAACATCTAAGGGTCAGCCCTTATTTGCTGCCACTCCATTATTACCAGCAACAAGCCTACTAGACGAAGAAAAACGCAAAGAGATTACAAGTCTGTTAGAATAAAGTATTACTTAACCTTGACCAACCCTAGAGGAGTCAAACAATGATTGAAAAACAATCAAACATTTCATATCGTGGTGGCGCACGAGAAGGCGCAGGAAGACCGAAGGGAAGTCTTGATAAGGGCAATGCTGTTCTTAGAGAGATGATACTGGAGGCACTAGAGGGCGCAGGTGGCGTGGCTTACCTTATTGATAAAGCAGAGACACACCCACAGGCTTTCATGGGGCTAATCGGTAGAGTCTTACCACTCCAAGTAACTGGAGAAGAAGGTAAAGACATTCAGATAAGCGTCCAATGGCAGAAGTAATCGAGATAGCCTACAAACCCAGAGAGCAACAGCTTGCTATCCATGATTTGATGGACAGTAAGCGTTTTGGCGTTGTTGTTGCTCATAGGCGCATGGGTAAGACAGTCTCTGCGATTAACCACTTAATCAAGGATGCTTTGCTCAACCAAAAGGAAGCCCCTAGATACGCCTACATAGCCCCTACATACGGACAAGCTAAGAGAGTGGCATGGGACTACCTTGTGAAGTATGCAGAGCCTCTGGGTGGCACTAGCAATATCTCAGAACTAAGGGTGGACTTCTGGGGTAGGCGCATCCAGCTATATGGCTCTGACAATCCTGATTCTTTGCGAGGTCAGTATTTTGACTTTGTGATTCTTGATGAAATTGGTGACCAGAATCCTAAGATTTGGACGGACATATGCAGACCTGCTTTGGCTGACAGATTGGGGAAATGTCTCTTTATTGGTACGCCAAAGGGACACAACCACTTCAAGGAATTGCGAGACAGGGCTGTAAAAGAGGATGGATGGGGACTGCTAGAGTTCAAAGCCTCTGAGACAGGTGTAGTGGACGATGTAGAACTAAAGCAAGCCAAGAACGAGATGGGTGAGGATAAGTACCGCCAAGAGTTTGAGTGTAGCTTTGATGCTGCTGTAGAAGGCTCTTACTATGGAACTATCCTGAATGACTTAGAAAGCAAGAAGCATATGCAAGAGATTCCTAGAGAGGAACTAAGCAGAACTTTTACTGCTTGGGACTTGGGAATGGGTGACTCTACGTCTATCTGGGTGGCTCAGTTGGTTGGTACTGAGGTGCGACTAATTGACTACTACGAGAATCACGGAGTTGGCTTAGACCACTACGTTAAGTGGATTAAGGACAACGACTACCTTAAAGCAGAGCATATCTTGCCCCATGACGTAAGGGTCAGGGAACTAGGCACAGGTAAGAGCCGACTAGAGATGCTTGAGGATGCTGGACTAGAGGTCAAGATAGCCCCAAGGATGGGACTAGATGATGGTATCCAAGCAGTCCGTAGGTTGTTGCCAAGGTGTTGGTTTAACGTACCTAAAGTCCAGACAGGGCTGAACTGCCTAAGAAACTACCGCAGAGATTACGATGAGAAGCGTAAGATTTTCTATGAGCGTCCATTGCATGATTGGTCATCACATGGCTCGGACTCATTCCGTTACTTAGCACTAGGATTGGATGAAGGACATTCAACGTGGTCTAAGCCTATTAATCAACTACCGAAATGGATTGTCTGATGTACGTACAAATGCAGGGTGTAAATTTAGCACCTAAAGTAAAAGAACTTGAAAAACGTATCGAAATGCTCGAAAATGTGGTAAATGAGTTAAAATTGGACAAACCCCGAATGGGTCGCCCTCCAAAGGACAAACATGGAACAGAACGAACTGAAGTCAATACTACAGGCAGAGATTGATGACGCTATTGGCTTTATTGAAAGTGAAACTGTTGAACAGCGCAAACAGGCATTACAAGCATATTTGCGTCAACCTTACAATAATGAGGTTGAGGGTAAGTCTCAAATCGTTACTGGAGAAGTGGCAGAAGCGATAGATGGTGCGCTACCTAGCTTAGTCCGTATCTTCACAGGCTCAGACAATATAGTAGTCTTTGAGCCACAAGGCCCAAGGGATGAAGCCTCTGCCAAGCAAGCTACAGACTACTGCAATTGGGTCTTCACCCGTGATAACGAAGGCGTGTCTATCCTCCATGATTGGTTTAAGGACGCTTTGCTTCAGAAAAATGGAATTTTGAAAGCGTACTGGGAGGATAAAGAAGACATTACCAAAGAGCGTTACTTTGACTTGTCTAACGATGAGTTAGCCATGCTAATGAGCGATGAGAGCATGGAGATTGTCGAGCAAGATACGACAGAGTTCCCGATATTTGACCCTATGGGACAGCCAGTTATTGACCAGATGGGTATGCCTGTGATGGGTGCTACACATAATGTAGTTGTCCAACAAAAGAAAAAGTCGGGCAAGGTAACGATTGAGAACGTACCTCCTGAAGAATTCCTGATAAGCAAGAAGGCTAGAACTATTGCTGATTCTCCTTTTGTAGCCCACAGGCAGATGTTGACTCGTAGCACATTGGTTGCTATGGGGTTTAACAAGAAGCAGGTTGAAGGCTTGCAGATGGGTGATGCACTAGCGTACACACCAGAGCGTGTGGCTCGTTTCTCTGCTGGTGAGCAACCCTACCAAACCCAGACCGATGACCCTTCAATGCAAGAGATTGAGGTCTTTGAGTGTTATGTCAAAACTGATATAGATGGCAAGGGCATTGCTTCATTGGTTCAGGTGTTCTACGCTTCTAACGAGATTCTTGAGGACGAGAAGGGCAAGGAGATGATTGAGGAGGTGGACTACGTTCCCTTCCACTCTATCTGTCCTATTCCTATCCCACACAAGTTCTTTGGTAACTCACTTGCTGACAGAACAGTTGACCTACAGTTAATCAAGACCACTATCACTCGTCAGATGCTGGATAACCTATATCTGACAAACAATGCTCGTGTGGTGGCTGTAGAGGGTCAGGTAAACCTTGATGACTTGCTTACATCTACAGCAGGTGGTGTTATTCGTGCCAAGTCTCCTAATGCTGTTCAACAGTTGGTTGTTCAGAACGTGGCTGCTCAGGCTTTCCCGATGCTTCAATACTTGGACACAATCCAGTCTAAGCGTACAGGCGTGTCTGATGCCTCACAAGGGCTAGACCCTTCTGTCTTACAGAATGTCACAGCAGCAGCAGTAGCTTCTATGCAACAAGCTGGCGCAGGTAAGATTGAACTGATGGCTCGAATCTTTGCAGAAACGGGCGTAAAGTCATTATTCAAGGG